AAAGAGAGCTTGTTAATCGAAACTTGCACTTCGTCTTCAACGTTAGCCTGAATGGTAACGGCAGTGTTAGCAGCTTTAGCAGAAGCAGCACCACGGGTGGGCTTAGGAATGTGAAGCAGATCACCTTTCTTGCCACGCATAGACATCTTGTTGACAAGGTTTGCCATAACAAGATTCTTCTTGTAGGCAGCGATGATTTCATCAGACCAAATCTCTGGAATAAATTTATCCGCATTGGTCTTGTTAACGATGGAGGAACTACCTCCAGGATAGGTTGCTGTAGCCATTTTAAATTTCCTTTAAAATTAAGTTTAACGGACACGCCCATCAGCGTATGCCTGCATAATCTCCGGTTGGAGACTGAGGTAACGATCTGGGTCTGTCATTTGAAGCCGAATAAGATCGCTTCGACGATAAATTTTCTTGCTCGTTTCACCAGTAGCGCCATCAAGTGCTACAGTTGCTGCTTTCAACGAACGATCTGTTTGTTCCTGCAATTGTTGAGAAGCTTGATTAACAGTTTCCTGTTTTACCTTCCTCAATGCTTTGAAGTTAGTAAGCAACTCATTTGCAGAATCAAAGTCAAACTGTTGGTCTGCTGCTGCGTATAGCCGTTGACGGACATTAGACTGTTTAACCCACTCAGCAAACTCAGGATCTGAGATAACCTGTGTATAGTCTGGGTGTGTCTGAGCTAGCCTGTTTGCAGTTTGCATACGTGCCATCTGTGCTGCTGCGATCTGAGCTTGTTGCACAGCGGGATGCGTAGCCACTGCTTTATTAACTGCCTTAACAGGATCGGCAAAAAAATCACTATCTTCTTCAACAGCTTCTTTTGCTTCTGCCTTTGGAGCAGTGATTTGCCTCTTGATTAACTCATCAGCAAGTCTTCGAACTTCACCAACTTCTTGTGCTTGACGACCAATAAGCTTCTCAGCCTCTTGGTGCATCCTAATAATATCATCCATTGATTTACCCTTATACTTCTCAGGGATCTCTGGAGCAGGTGTTGGTTTAGCAGCCTCAGCTTGAAATTCATCAACCTGTTCTTCGTTATCAATAGAATCTACAAATTCAGCCATTTGCGTCTCCTAGTCGGGTTAAACCCAATTGTTAGGATGTTAAGAAAATCTAAGTTATCCCTCATAGTAGGACTTAGATTGCGCTACTTTAGATGCCTGTTCGTGTACCTTAGCCCATCGATCTGCTGCTCCAGGAAAAGAACCAGTAATACCCTCTAGTTTGCTTCTTGGTGCTGCTAGTTGTCTTTGTGCTCTTTTACCGCAAACAGGACAAACTACAGTGTTTTGAGTATGCTCAACTAAATGCTCTGTTGTGTGTCCTTCAGAGCATTGAAAATCATTTATAATCCTCATTCGTTAAATCCTCATAGGCTTTTTCTGATACTTCTTTTAGTGTCAGGAGCCAATCTAAGATATCTAGTTGACCTTTTTTAAAGAATAAATTATTAACATCAGTGATTGAAGATACCTTGTTGTATGTATCGAACATACTCTGAGCATCTTCCATTAAGTCTTGCCATCCTGGTTGGGAGAACAAGTCAAATCTGTTTTCGTAGTATTTTTGTAACTTACTGTTCATACTGAGTCAGCACCGATGGAGTCACCACTGATAGAGTCTGCAAAGACAATCTCTAAAGGCTCTATGGTTTCTGTGATGGTTCCAGGATAAGCACCTTCCACCCAGCCTTGGTTCTTGTAAAAGGCCCATTCATATCCTGGTCTGGACGCTGGCTTTGGCGGGATAAGTAGCCACTCAAACCCGTCCCAATACACCTCATGGTCAGCAGGCACGTCCGTAGGCGCATCAGGTACTTGTACCCAACCCTCTGTGCCATCAGTCTCAGGCTTGGGAATACTTCCGTTTTTACTGTAGAGCATGTTTGTCCTTTACTGCACGGGAAATGGCGCTGTTGGTAAGGCTAGAGTATTAGTTCCATTGAAAACCATCTTGCCTGCGTTAGCGCCAGTGCCTGTGGTGTAACGGGCAAATTTAGTGAATCGAAGGTCGTCTATGTAGCCGTTGAAATCTGAGCTTGCGACAGTTTGAGCCGTTCCTACAGCAAATAATGCAGATGGATTTCCAATGGTAATTGCAATGCTAGTAGACCCTATTTGTTGCCCATCTACATATATGTATAAGGTTCCGCCATTTCTTACTGCGGCAATGTGATACCAAGTGCTAACAACAGGAGTCCATGCAGCTTGTAAAACAACATCGGATGAACCAGAACAAACTAACCGCAAACCAGATGGTGAATTAGATGTTGATAAACGTAGTGTATAACCGGCATTAGGTGTTCCGGCAGTAAAATGACTTACTAAACCTTTTTCACCAGAAACGCTATTAAAATTCGCCCACAACTCTATTGTCCAATCACCTGAACCAACATCAAATGCGACATTATCTGGAACCGTCAAATAATCACCCGTCCCATCAAACGCTATAGACCCACCACCAAACTTACTGACGCTTGTGCTGATCTGAGCATTCCCCACCGTTTCCAAGTCATTCTTAGCAGTGGCATCCGTGATACCGGCGTTGGTGAAGTTGAGGAGGAGGGATGTGTTGGTGATTGCTGTTGGTGGTGCGGTTGGAACTGTGTATGTAGCCCCTGAGTAAACGGCAGTGCCTTTAACGACACGAAGATTACTAACATAAGCATTCATAGCCACGCCCAAATTACTGGCTATTGAAAAAGGCGTACCTGTAGACGACTGAGGTGTTCCGCTTATAGCAACGGCAGTTGTTCCAACACCATTTACAAATATAGAAACTCCTGATGATGTTTTTGTAAATGCAACGTGATTCCACTGCAAAGCCTTAACTGTTTCTGTTGAATCAACGCTAACTCCGGCTCCATTAAAGTACCTAAGCCTTACAGTTCCAGAACTTAATGGCCCAAACGACCAATAATCAGTTCCAGCCTGATTAAAGTTTCCGCATAAGACTGGATTTGATCCGGTACTAAAGTTTGTCAGTGATATGGGATAAACCCATGCCTCCACTGTGAAATCAACGGAAGATGTATACCATTCAATTAAATTTGTAGTCGGGCTTGCAACAGTCAAATAATCCCCAGTCCCATCAAAATACCCAGACCCACCCACTGCGGCGGTTGTATATGCTGCTGTAGGGGCGAAGGGAGAGAAGGCGACTACGGAGGGTGAGCCGCTAGTGGTGATGGCAAAAGCGTTGCTGCTATTGTCTATGAAGCGGTTGGATTGGCAGGTGAGGAGAGAAGTTCCTGATACGGCAGTAAGCGGAGATGTAGGAGGAGTAAATACAGAAGTCCCTACTGTTGTGCTAGAAGTTTGATATGCCGTAGGTATTGATCCCTTAATAACACGGAGATTTGAAATATACCCAGGCCATTTGCTTCCTGCATTATAAGCAGCCCCAATAACATTGGCTGTACTGGAAAGATTATTTGTTGAAGAAACGCTTCCTTGCAAAACACCATTGACAAAAAACCTGAAGGTGTTACTAGAACGTGTAATAGCAATATGTTGCCAAGAGTTTTTTGCTACGGGGGTTGATGTAAGTATGTCTTGAACCGTAAAGTTCATAGTCCAATAACCAGTTGTCACTGCCGCTTCTATGGCAAATCCGTTTGTAAATGATGGACTGGTTCGTGAATCAAATGCTGTTGCATAATTGCTATAAGACCCCGTGTAAAAAGACCAAAACTCTAATGTTATGTCGTTAGTTGCATTATTTGTTACACCACCAGAAACAGACAGGTAACTTGATCCATCAAAATAATTCCCCCACCCAGTCTGTGAAAACGGTGAGAACGTACCCTGCGTTGGTGCATTAGGGCCAGACGTTGGGTTGCGGGTGATGGTGAAGTTATTGGTGCTGCTGTCTAGGAAGGTGTTGTTCTGAGCGCCGTTAGTGCCGTTGCCAGGAAGGAGTAAGGTTGTTAAGTTAAAGTAAGGGTCTTTTAGTAAACCTGAAGTAAAACCCCAGGCTCTAGCACAAGCAGCACCTAGTGTAGTTAATATAGGCATAGTATTAAGCGAACTTAGTTTGTGATGCAAAGATGGTAAAGGCTGCGTTACCTGTCTTTACAATACTGTATACATAAGCATCAATACTGGATGCGTTTCCTGCTGTAGGGGCTGTACCTTGTTGCCATTTAGGTGTTACTGATGAACCATCAACCTGCACAACGTTGTTGTAATAGGCTGTAGATCCTTGAGTAACTAAGAATGCAACCGTAAGTGTTTGTCCTGTAGACATTGCAGTGTTCAGCGATGTACCGGACGATGCTCTGAAATTCACAGTCCAGTTAGCAGAAGCATTACTGGTATAGTAAAGAACTGATTGTGTGGTAACATCGTAGTTAATCGTACCTGTGGCTGCTGTTGCTGAGATTGTTGTTGTTTCAGCAACATCATTTAAGATCATTGCTAAAGCACTACTAGAACCAGCAAAGGTTTGAGTACCTGTAAAGGATTGAGCAACACCAAGTGCTGCTAGTGTATCTGCGGATGCTGGATCAGGCAGTGTAATTGTAGCTGAGTTTGCTGTATTAGGGCTTTGTAGTGTGGTTGTACCAGCACCAGAAGCGTTGCCTTGAACTTTAATATTAGACATCTTTTATCCTTATCCCATGACTAACCATCGTTGTCCAGTACCAACAGTGACAGCGATTCCGGTGTTGATTGTTACAGGCCCAACGCTAATGCCATTCTTAGCGGCAGTGACTGTATAGTTTGAAGAAATTGTTTGATCATTCTCTAGGATCGTTGATGATCCGCCGCCACCACCGCCACCACCTGTGGCAGTTAATGTACCAGCAGCAAAGCTTAGTCCAGTACCTATCGTAACGTTGCTAAAGCCACCAGAGCCATTACCGTATAGGATGGATGTACCACTGGTTGGTGGTGCATAATCAGTACCGGATACAGCAGCAGTGAATGCTGAAGAACCATTACCTTTTACGATACCTGTTATGCTTGAAACACCAGTACCGCCATTAGGAACTAATACCGTACCAGTGACATTACCTGCGTTACCACTGATATCACCTGTTATCTTTGAGCCAGCTAAGGCTGTAATCCATGTTGGATTTGAATAACTACCAGTTGTATATACACCATTCGTTACTGTACCAGCATTACCTGTGATGTCAATGCCCCAGGTTCCTGTAACTGACGCTGGTGCAATGTTCTTCCAGTATTGGTTTGCTGAATCATACTGAAGTATATCATTATTGGCAACAGAAGTAATCTTAACATTGTGTAACTCATCCAGTTCCCAACCGTTGTTGATATTCAGGAATAACTCACCTGAAGAGGCATTAACCTTAACAACCCAACCTAGGAATACCGTATGTGCTGGTGCTGATGGTCTTGTTGCTGTAAATCCACCAGCAGTCTGCGATAAGTAAACATCGTCACCAGCAGTGAATGCACTGGTATCAATGCCTCTAATCACACCAAAGGTGGCTACAAAGCCTTCTGCACCGTTAGCAATGTCTTCTGCTGTTACACCTAGTGTAGGTGCGGACAAGGCTTCACTATCTGCGTCAGCAAGCACTACACTGGGTCGTTGTCCTTGAGCACCTGATACAGCAACTACCTTACCTTTTGCAATCGTAGAGCCTGTACCATTGTATACTAAGACAACATTCTCTTGACCTACTTGTAGATCAACATTGTTACCTTTTAGACGTGTAACAAGAGAACCATCTCCACTATCATACCATAGTTTACCTACAGAACCTGTTACAGTGGCTGCTGTATCAAACTGTATGAAGTCTGGTGAGCTAATACCACCAGTAACACTGTCTAGGCTTGTGATGTTTGTGTTAGCACCTGAATTAGCAGCACCTAAGGTGTTGTAGCTAATTGTTCTTGCTACAGAACCATCAAAGGTAGTTCCTGATGCGTCACCACTACCACTATTGTTGAAGGTTACTGCATTGGTTGTTGAGCCACCACCAACAGTATCCCAACCAAAGGAAGTACCATTCCACTTAAGGTAGGTATTCGATGTTATAGGAGCATCAACAAACCCTGTTGTATCTAATGCTGTTTGGTAAACAATCTTGTTAGCAGCACCACCAGCAATCGCTGTTGCAGTACCAGCATTACCACTAATGTTACCAGTAATCTTTGATCCAGCTAGTGATGTAAGCCACGTAGGATTGCTATAGCTCCCACCAGTGCTTACACCATCAGTGATACCATATCCTGACAGTGTTGTTGGTGTTGATGTAATCTTACTCCAATCCAGTGCTGTGATCCATGAAGGATTACTGTAGCTACCTGTAGTGTATACACCGTTCGTAACTGTACCTGCACTACCTAGAATGTCAATATTCCAAGTACCAGTAGCGTTTGTACCTGTGATGCTAGGAGCACCAATGGTGTTGTAGCTGATTGTACGGGCTACAGAGCCGTTAAACGATACAGGTGAAGCTGCGCCAGTACCGCCACTATTAAACGTCACTGAGTAGGTTGTAGTGCCTGTACCGCCACCTCCACCGCCACCACCAGCAACCCAAGATAGGTTACCTTCTCCATCTGTGGAGAGAACTTCACCAGCATGTCCTGTTTGATCTGGTAGTAGTTCTGTGATGCTCATCTGTCCTTGTTTGAACATTTGAACAACAGCATCACTAGCGATACGTGTTACGTAACCAGCATTGATTTGTTGTCCGTTAGATAGTTCAACAACTAACTGATCATCAAAGTCAATGAATACATTGGTAACGCTTACACCATCAACACCATCTCTACCATCTCTTCCGTCAATACCATCTTTACCTGGACGACCATCAATACCGTTTACACCATCACGTCCATCTTTACCGTTTACACCATCCTTACCATCTCTACCAGGATCACCTTTCTTTGTAGAAAGATCTTTGATCTCATTGTACTTAGCAGTAAGTTTCTCTTCAATCTGTTTGAAGGCATCAACGATGTAAGCAGATTTAGTCTTGTTAATCTCCAGATCATGTTTCTGTTTCTCTTCACGAAGACCAGCAATTAACTCTTTCAACAAGAGTTTCTTATCTCGTGAAGAAGCCTGCATTACAGCATCAATAAGCTCTTTAGCCATTGTTGGTCAACTTATCAAGTAGTTCATTGAGCATTTCTTCATCACCAGGCATGACACCTGATTGACTCATCTGCATTTCAACAATCTTGGTATTGTTAGCTAAGTCAGCTTCTTTGAGCATAAGCTCTGCTATTTTGACCCTACGATCAAACTCAGCTTGTGCAGCATCGTCTTGGTTTGGTAAGTTCTTAGACACTGCGGACATTATTTTAGCACGAATCTCATCAGGAAGCAACTGTGCTTCAATCGTTGTCTTCTGAGCCTCAGCAACATCCTTAGCAGCTTTAGCCTGCTTCTCTCGAACAGTGGCTTCAGCATCTGCTAACTGCAACTGTGCTGCTTGCTGTTGTAGTTGCTGTTGTTGTGGATCTGGTTGAGCAAGTTGAGCCAACTGAGCTAACAATGTCTCTTTGTTAGGTAGTGCACTTGTCTCAATAACACCCTGTAGCAACAAAGGAACAATAGGACTATTCGGACCAAGTGTAGACAACAGTGCAAGTATCTGTGCTTGTTCGAACTCTCTTGCTATCATACCCATCGTACCTGTAGCAACAAAGTCAAAGTCTTGTACTGGATACCTTTCAGGACTAAACTGCATGTATCGCCATGCTGCTTTCTGTACAAAAGGAATCAAGAAGTCTTCTTGGAAGTTAACCAACGATCTCTTGTTCTTTTTAATCAGTCCGGACACTGCCATAGCAAGACCAGCAGTGGCTGCTTCACCACCAGATACCTGTGCAGGTAGATTTGCAGTGTCTAATGTACCTGTAGCCTGCAACATCATCCTCTCAAAGACCTGTGCAGACTGTAAATTAGCTGGGTCTGTGTTACCAAACTTGAATGGTGTCAAGATTTCGTTAGGATTACCATTAGTTAGGATGGTTTTACCAGGACGAATCTCAAATTTAGCTCCTCTAGGCAGTCTTGTAGCGTCTACAGCCATCATAGGAGCCGTTGTAAGCCCCAAAGAGTCTAAATGACTACGTAACTGAGCATCCACAGCCTTTTGCATGTTGTAGGCCTTCTCAGCCGTTCCTCGACCCCAAAAACGACCAGGAATTGAGTCAGCTTGGTAAGCAACTACAGGCCTATCTTGCATCATGAACGGGTTTTCTTCAGCCTTTAGCAGGGCTTCTCCGTTCGCAATCACCACCATAGCCTCAACCATGTCTGAATATAGCTCATCATCCTCATAAGCCATGTCATCAGGGTTGTTTAGTAGCTTTCTAGGCACTAAACCGTAGTACCTTAACATCAGAATCTTGTCATTCTGGTAGTATGTTAGGTCTTGATCAGGCTCTAAGTCCGTATCTACAGCAGCATCACCAAGTGCAACTGCTTTGTAGACACCATCTTCCATACCTTTAATGACTGCATGTCTACCTACATACTCTTCAATAGCACAACCCATCGCATCTTCAATGCTGGTTGCATTAGGATCAATAAGAAAGTTCTTAGGATTGATGGGTTTTAGCTGCACAGCAATGCGGTTATTAGCTCGGACACCAATCATAGACAGTCCAGGCTGTGCTGAAGGCTGTGTAGCTGGTGCCATCTCCCTCTTTTGCTTAACAATCAATTCACCGATACCAGTACCGTAGATCTCAGCCAGTGTCATTGTGTTGCCAATAGCTTTTCTGATCTTGTCTTTCTTAAAATCTTCAGACAAACGAGTACGTAAGACTTCAATGTCTTGTTTATTCTGGTCAGCAACGTCATCACTGATGTCAAAGAACTGTCCTTTAGCGAACACAGCTTCTTCAAGATCAGCTTGTTTATTGTCTACTGCTTGTTGTAGGGCAGGGGATATGATCTTTGAACGCTCAGACTGTCTGGTTTTGTCTTCATCAGCCCAGATACCACGCCATAGACGTTCGTATTCCTCCCATCTTGGAAGGTAATTCTCATCCCTGTAGTTTCTCCAGTTATTACACCTATCCATCACAAATGCTACAAGAGCATTCTGAGGTGTTATTTCGGATTCAAATTTCATGTGTTGTTGTCCTAATAGCCTGCTACTTGGTCTAATACTTCAAACTCGTCTTCATCAAGGTTCTGATTCCAGTTTGCAGTCTGAATCTGATCAATATAGCTAAGTGCATCAATCAAATCATCATGAGTCTTTGTATCAGGGAACTGCATTAGTTGGTCTAGGAACTGATAGTTCCAATCACCTTCATTTAAAACAATCCTACCGTGTTCAAAGCGACCTTGTAGTGACCAAACAATCCTATCTGCTTTCTTCTTATTACCGTGTGTTAGTTCTTCAATCCTGGGATAAAACCCATTCCTACGCATCAGATCGTGCATGTAAGGCATCACTGCATTCTTCAGTGCACCTTTCTCTATCCCAACACAACTAACTCTGTAATCCTTTGCAGCCTTTAGTATACGTACTGCTGTCTCTCGGACATCCCACCTACCATGTAATATGTCAGCAACCCACCAGCCTTTAGTGTTAACCTTAACAATGGCTATCGCTGTTTCATCCAGCTTCGAATTCTTCGTCTTGTTCGTCTGAGAAGAATCAGAGAAACCACATAGATCCACCGCCATAAAGTAGTTACCTTCATCGGGTTCCTCGTCGTTTACCTTAATCCATTCTTCCTTAAATATCTCACTCTGAGATGCTTCAAACGAAGCCATAAACTCTTGTCTGAAAGCAAAGCTAGACATCGAACCTTTAGCAGCTTCAATCTCTGCTGGATCTAACAATGGATTATCAAAGCTAGTGAAGTGCCATGCCTTGTAATCCTTATCCTTACCGCTATCACCTAGCCTATACAGTTCATAGAAGTGGTTTCTACCCATTGGCGTACCAATGAACATTGCTCTACCCTTCTGATCCGCTAAAGCAGGTCTTAAGATCTGTTCGAACACCTGTGGCTTCATATCAGCGTATTCGTCCATCACTAGATACTTTAAGCTGACACCACGCATTGTCTCTGGTCTATCTGCACCCTTTAGTGAGATCATTGCACCATTGACTAAGGTAATCTGCATATTGTTAACATGACTACCTTTAATGACTGTATGGCCTAGCTCTAACAGCGTAGACCACATAATATCTCTAGCTTGACCCTGTGTTGGTGCTACATACCAGACATGACCTTTCTCAGTCTGTAGTGCTTCTATGATCAGTGTCCAAGCTGCTAACCTAGATTTACCTGTACGTCTACCAGCAGCGATGATCTTAAACCTTGCTGGATCTTTAAAGACATCTTGTTGCCAAGGAAGTAACTTAACTTGTAGATCCATCGTCTTCTTCGTAATCAATCAACGTGGTTTCTACGTCAACAGGTTCATGTTCAATCATCTCTACTGGATTATCATTCACTCCAGTAATGTTGATGGTAATGGCTCTAGAGCCTCCTCCAACACCTTTCTCTTCAAAATAAGATACTGGCAACATCCTATCAACACACAACTTCAGCGCTGCCATCTGATCCTTATCCTCATCATTCAATGCTTTGTGAACAATCTTACGGATAATGGCCTGTGAGTGTGTCAGCAACAGCGAAGCTGTTAACTCTTTGATCCTTGCTGCTTCACCAGGAGGACGTCCTCTTTTAGCTCTTTTGATGTACTTCTGTACCTCTTCCTTCTTAGGCCTACCTCTTTTCCTTTTTTTCGCAGGCACTTTCTTTACTTCATCGACTGCCACAACATCCTGGCTGACTGATGAAGGTAGCGAACAAGAAGAAGATACTACATCTTCAGTTTTAATTTCGGACATCACTACCTCTATATAGTTTCTCTGCCGGAAGGCAGGACTGTAGGGTGTATATAATTTTATGTATCTACAATGTAGTGTATGACGACTAGTTATAAGTCTATTACTGAATGGTTCTTATACAATGTTTTGTTCATAGCCTACATAGAAGAGTATATTATAGCATATTTTTCAGAGTTTGTCAAGTTATTTGTTCGTATTCAGTGCAGATTCTGTGCTGTAACCAGTGCAGACTGCATACCAACACAGGCTATGGCGGGACTCCATTAACATGGTGTCATAGGCTCCGCAGAGGCTTTATAGATAACCTATTGATTCTTAAGAGATTTCTTAATAGTAATGGATTATCATTATCAAGTTACTTTTTAGCTTTTTTTGTGGCTAAGAAGCACCACAACAATTTACTATATAACTCAACCCCCTCCCCCTATGTCGTATACTGTATACAGAATACAATGGAGATTGTCGCTAGGATGACAATTCAGTATATAAAGTCATAGATTGTCGCTGAGATGACAATACATTATATGAAATCATAGATTGTCGTTAGGATGACAATTGAGATCTGTGTAGGTAACTGTGCAGGTGAAAGTGTGTGACTGTGTAGCATCTTC